TGTTACTCCCTATCAAGTATTACAATTCAAAGATGTCTTTCACTGACGTCGAATTTGGGATCCACTGGCGCCATGAGGGAGATGATCTAGTTATGTGCATGCCTGATAGCGCGAATATTTACAGGCACAAAAGATCAACCATAGAGCAATGGTTGACTCAAGTAGCGTACAACGCCAAAGACTTCAATCTTACATTCGAAGTAATGAGAAATTATGGACCTCTGTGTTTCATTAAGGTTTGCAGAGTGTATCACGGCGGAGTGATAGGCCGCACCCTGCGACAACCCAGGAATTTAGTCAAAGTGCCGGATTTCACCTCCGTGTTACCTATAATTAAGAAGCTAACCTCCACCTATTGGTACGAGATTTATACACCAGACAAATTCTATGAAATATTTAAAGATATCAAGACATATGATATACCGCCCAGTATGGTCGAGAAGTCGGCTGCTTGGTTATTCAACAGAGATCACAAATCCGTGACATTAAACCATACAGGGTCATATCTATCTGGCCTTCAGTATCAAGTCACCGTCCGGGAATGGTGCATACAGGAGGGCTTTCAATTGCCTCCCGAAGAACACGAAGGCTTGGCCAATGCCTTGCTGATCAGAGCTATGATTGTAAGGTGGAGGAGTAGTCAGATGATCAGCTATTTAATTCAGGACATACAGAAGCACGAGAAGGATGACTTTTGGACTCATATATCCAAGATCTTTAATTCAATATCCTCACCGTGGACCAAGTCAGGCTGGCGAAAACTCGCCAACAAAGGTAAAGAACAAGAAATCCTCAATATGAGTGATGCCCATTATTTCCTGTATTGCATACTCAAATTACATGGCGAGCAAGCCAAGGTTGAGAATGTAGTTTTACACGGAAAACAGACGGCCTACCTTAACTACCTGATGCATGAACGTGTAGCTACTTTCAACCCTGACAACGCGGGATATTGCTACCACGAGTGCGTTAAATTTGAGCATGGAACATGGCCCAATTTGCCCCCAAATCCAACTGGCGGTCAGATTCTTGACTATGAGGCTAGAGAGGGTCTTAGCAACAATATAGAGGTCAAGGATGGCCATGCCACTGTTGAGTTCAAGACTACAGATGTATGCGAGCACATGGTGCGCTTCGAGCCTAAGCTGAAGAAAACGCGACCATGCGATACCCCGCTTGTTGAAGACTTTAAAGAGAACTTGAGGGGGTACTACTACGATGACGGAGAGAACAGAAACCTTATCAAAACTGAAAGTCTCCGCCGTTTGTTCGCGGATAAAAAGTATTGGACCAATGCTTGCGCAGGTCCAGGGAATGATAGTACTCTTTTCCCTTTCTACGCTGAACATTGGTACAG